GAGGTAATAATGCAAGAATTCTAGAGCGTTGGTATAAATATAAAAGCATATACACCTCACTAGTGTAGTCAATTCGAAAGGATTGTGGTTGAGAAGCCTATGCTTTTAAATTGTGGAGTTCCAGAGCGGTCAAATGGGCTTGACTGTAAATCAAGTGCTTCGGCTTCGTAGGTCCGAATCCTACCTCCACAACAATAATTAATGTTTTTTAACATATAAAATTTTCTTATTACAAATATTTTTTGTATATTTGCAAACGACAAGGAATCTAACAGCAATTTTCGTTTATTATAGGTGAAAGAAAAAAAAGATTCCTAATTTTCCGGGGTGTAGCTCAGTAGGTAGAGCACGGCATTTGGGATGCTGAGGTCGCACGTTCGAGCCGTGTCGCCCCGACTTTCAAGGAGTCTAACAGCACTTTTTTCTGCGAAGGTTAGCTTAGTGGATAGAGCCTTGGATTTTACCAAGAGGTCATTGGTTCGAATCCAATACCGTCGAGATAAAATGACTCCTTTAGTAAAGAAAATTTTTAATAAAAAATAATGTTATGACGCATGTTTACGAAAAACAGACAAAGGAAACTATTGATTTTCCTGAGTATAACCTATGTTTTCTTAGTATAATATTTAACAAACTTGAAACATACGGTTTAATTGAAGGTAAGCCTTCAAAGACAGGTGTTGAGCCTCCTAGCATTCTTGTCATACCAATTGTCAGCCGTTTGTATAGGTATTGTTATGATGGCATTGAACTAATTAAAAAAACTCTTCAAAGAAGAGGATTTAATTGCGAAATGTCTAAATACAAAGTGGTTAAAGTACCAACGGCAGATGGTATAGGTGAACAAGATGGGTATTCGTATGAATTTAAACTTACAAAAATAAAATAATTGTTTCGAAAAAAAATTAAAGTGAAAAAAATGAAGAAGTTTATTTTAATGTTTGCACTCATTATGGGTGCGTTTACTAGCGCTAATGCGCAGATTGCGACTGAGAACAGCCGTGCTCTTGACAACATCAGTTTTGGAGTAACGGCAGGTGTTTCTACACCTCTTGATTTCAATTCAATGTTTCCTCTTAACACTAATGTTGGTCTGAAACTCCAGAAGGATTTCTCACCAGTGTTCGGACTTCAGGCAGAGGGCATCGCAGTATTGAATGATAATCATTTCAGCGATATTAAGACAGCAGTTAAGGCTACTAATGTAGGCGCAAATGCAGTGTTTAATCTGTCAAACATCTTTGGCGGTTATAATGGTACACCACGTACATTTGAGGTTAGTACCGTAACTGGTATTGGTTGGCTTCATACGTGGAACACATCAGCCAACTATATGACAGCAAAGACAGGTCTTGACCTCGCTTTTAACCTTGGCAAGAATAAGGCAACCTCAATCGTTGTAACACCTGCGATTTACTGGAACCTTAATAAGCCTGGCCACATTCATTTTGACAAGCGCAACGCACAGCTAGCAGTTAACGTATCATTCATCTATCATTTCAAGAATAGCAATGGTACACATCACTTCAAGACATATGATGTCGGCGCTATGATTAATGAGATTTCATATCTCAACGGTAGGCTTGATGAATGCGAGAAGCGTGAGCCAAAGGTAATTGAGAAGATTGTAGAGGCTCAGGCTCCATCAACTAATTCAGAGGCTGTCGTAACTCCAGAAAAGTGGATTGTTCCTTTTGAGAATGGTAAGTCAAGATTGACACCTGAGGCTATGTTTATCCTTAATCAGATTGGTGAGGACTCAATTGTAGAGATTACTGCTACTGCATCCCCAGAGGGTAGTAAGGAGTTTAATCAGAAGCTTTCTGAAATGAGAGCCGCAAAAGTTTCTGATTTCTTGACCAAACGTGGTATTAAGGTGGCAAGTGCAGAAGGCAAAGGTGTAGACCCTGAGAAGGGCAGAACAGCAATAGTAATAACTGTTCAGTAATTTTGAGAAAGGTTATGGAGCGTCCTTTCAAAATGCTCCAAATTTGCGGGTGTATATCAATTGATTAGATAGTCTGACTTCCAATCAGAAGGTTGCCGGTTTGAGCCCGGTCATCCGCTCTATTAAATGACGGTGTAGCACAATGGTTAGTGCGTTGGCCTGCCAGACCAAGGATGACGGTTCGATTCCGTTCATCGTCTCAATAACGAAAAAAGGGCAACAGTAGTAGCATCAAACCAGTGCCCTTGAGCCTCGTAAATGCCTCGATAGCATTATGCAAAGAGGGAGGCAACAGTCCATTGGGTAATTCCATAGGAGCGCTGTTAGGGTGCTATTTTAACAAACAATTAATTATGGAAAAATGTTGGCGGTGTGGTCATGAATTAATTTGCTCAAGCAATTTTATGCTCAGTGATTGGGGATATGATTCTTTAGATGAAGATGACGATGCCTTAATCACTGAATATTCATGTCCAAATTGTGGCGCTCAATATAGTGTTATTGATACGCCTGAAAATGAAAAGAAGAATTATCCTTACTGGGTAAATAAAAATAATGTTTTAAATTGATAATAATATGACTTTTGGTGAATGTTATGAACTTCTTGAAAATGGCGGTTTCGCCACCAAGAAAGAATGGGGAGATTCATTTTTGTGGATGAAAAAGAAAGCCCTGGTTAAATCTGAATGGTGTAAAGATAATATTTTGAAATCAATTGCAGACGCAAATGGAGGTTCTGTTGAAGCTGAACAGACAATTTGCAAATATGATGCAGCAAATAAAAAGGTTATTACCGGTTTTGTTCCTCAACAGGAAGATATGGCATCTGATTCGTGGTTTAAAACGGAGCCAAACATATTGTTCCCTAAAAGGAAAAAAGTAGATTTTGCCGGTGATTTATTTGATGGCATTGATATTATAAAGAAGCCGTGATAGTTGTTTACTTTTAGGTATATTATTCTATTATTTATAATGTAAACGCACCTGTGCTGGAATTGGCAGACAGGCTACACTAAGGATGTAGTGTCGAAAGGCGTGTGAGTTCGAGTCTCACCAGGTGTACTTAATAATACATTAATAAATTATAGATAATAATGGCTGAATTTAAAACAATAGAAGAAGGCGGAGTTATATTGAGGCGGTCTTGGGCTATGCCTAACAAAAATACATTCTCAATAAAGCCTTTTAAGGAATTAATAGAGAAATATAAGGCTGAATTACCCGAAGGCGCAATCATATTAGACCCATTTGCCAATTCAAATAAGCACGGAACGATTACTAACGATATTGACCCACAATACGATACTGATTATCATTTGGACGCAAAGGATTTCCTTAAAATGTTTGATGATAATTCAATTGATATGATACTCTATGACCCTCCATTTTCGCCTAATCAAGTAAAAACATGCTATACTAAACTTGAAAGAACTGTGGATTGGGAAAGCACATCTGCTTCTTTTTGGTCAAAGCAGAAGGAAGAAATTGGTAGGATTTTGAAACCTGGAGGCATATGCATCACATTCGGTTGGAATTCAGGTGGAGTTGGCAAAAAGTATGGGTGCGAAATAAAAGAGATTTTATTTGTCGCTCATGGAGGACAGCATAATGATACAATAGCAGTAGTTGACATTAAAAAGTAAAATAAATGAGTACAAAATCTGATTGGTATCAAAGCCATATATTGGATGAAATACAAAGAGCATCTAGAGAATGGCTTAAAAATAAAATTAAAGAAGTAGATAGTTCTAAACGTTGCGAAACGGTTATTAAATAATATTTATAGTGAAATATAATATCATTATGAATATAGATAGAATAATAACTGAATCAATCAATAAGGTTATTGAAGCAAAGGTAGTTGATACTTTTACTCCTTATACACCTGAGCAAGCTAAGATAAATAAGATGGGTATAGGAAGAATGGGAAACCCTTCCTATGATACCTCTAAGAAAGCAGATACAAAGGCCAAAAATGTTAATTACCACTCATATGATGATTGGAAGACCAATTATAAGCCAAAAGGCGTATCTTGGAAAGAATACAATGAAATGGAATTTTAACAAAAATTAATTGTAAACCATTTTCTTTTTCAATATTTTTTTTGTATATTTGCAAAGTAAAATAAAGTAAAAGATATGTGGATATTAATTACGTTGGCTTGTTTATTTGCTATTGGTGTGGCAATATTTGCTTATGAAATGTACAACGCACCATTGATTGGTCCGGATGAAGAACTATAATGCACCCGTAGCTCAGGGGATAGAGCAACTGCCTTCTAAGCAGTGGGTCGCAGGTTCGAATCCTGCCGGGTGTACAAAATTTCTAAGGAACGTACAGCAGTTTGATTTTTTATACACAGCTTAAATTTCAGACAGAGGACGGAGCAAAGAAGCGTTAATCCCGAAAGGGGCGTGATGCATTGTT